AATAACATTATGTAAGTTTTTGATGTTAATTCCCGTAGAGAAAGTCCCATACGAGGCAACAATAATTGAATTCTTTTCATTTTCAATGATGGAACGGGCTAGTTCTCGATCCTCAACATCGACCCCACCATGTATAAAGAAGACTTTTCGATCTTCTCCTATGTTTTTATTTATCATATCAAAAAGAACCCTACCGTGACCCTCAACTCTTGCAAAAAGAACTAGAGTATTTCCCTTAAGATCTACAGTAAGGTTTTTAATAAAATTATTTCTTTGCTCGTGGTTAATTAAGTAATCAATTTCATCTAGATAAGAATCAAATACTCTCTCATCATGTTTGAGTAACAATATCTTTGCGTTCAACTTTGCAAGATACCCTTTATTCATTAACTCTTCTGTACGAATCAATTTATATGATGGTCCAAAGAGTCCTTCTAATACCCATTTGTGAGTTTGTGTTCCATCTAGTGTGCCAGTAAAACCAAAACGATATTTTGCTTGATGTAGATTAGTCATAATACTAGTAAGAGACTTTGCCTTAAACAAATGAGCCTCATCGCCAATCACGACATTAAATCGTTCAAAATAACTTTTCTCTAACTTATAGATAGATTGCCAGGTTGTTATTACGACAGGTGATTTTGCCTCTCGTTCCTTACCTGCATAAATTTTTTGGCAATATGAAGAAGCATCCCATCCATATTCCTCAAAGTCCTTATGCATCTGCTCTACCAGAGATGTCGTTGGAACAACTAGGAGGATATTTTCTTTGCGCTCTGTATAGTACCTCACGATTGAGTAAATCATCAAAGATTTGCCGGAGGCAGTGGGGCTTATCACTAACCTTCTATTGTGTCTTAGAGCACCGTATACTCCCTCTATTTGATAATCCCGAGGTTGACGATTGCAAATAGATGACATATAATCTTTGACTCCTTCACGAGAAATAAATTCATTTTCTTCATAAGGAGTTCCATAAAATTTATTGTTTATAAATTCATATTCATATCCGTGCCTACCACAAAAAGAAATTAGTTTATCAAGAAGTCCAGCATATAATTCTCTAGTGTGTGTAGAGAACAGGCGAATCTTACCATCCCAGTATCTTTTACGATATTGGTTCATATACTTAGCACCCTCTATATCAAAAGAGAAATGATCCGATAACTCTTGATAAACATGGGGTTCGGAGTCAATCTTTAAGAAGACTTCGTTCTTTTTGGAAATAATAAGTTTACTCATACTCACCCCGCACGGAATTTGTGCCAATCAATAATATTCTTAATTATATAACCTCTGTTGCTTACCTGTTTAATAATGTCTTCCAGGTATGTCAACATGACATCATAGTATTTGATTTTTAAAACCGCAGTCTGAACTTTCTCATCTGCTAACATGTATCTTTGAACGGCATCTTTTTCCCGAACCTTATATGGGAATGGTTGATCCACATAAACTTCAGGATCTGCTTTGCCTGTGTAATATAGATGACGCTCCAACTTAACTTTATTTTCTACTGATGTTGCTCTCTCCCTTAGTAGTTTAATGTTATTGTAGATGTCAAAGTATTTTGCATGAAGAGATGGGATCTTCGCTGCTTCGTCATGTAAATTGTCTTGATCAATCTGTGAGTCTTTCTCCCACATACTTTGTATAGTTTCAAGATTCATAAATTAAGTAGCAACTTCAATTGTGTAGAACAGATACTTAAATGTCACTGTTGCTGTAAAGTATGTATAATCGGTTTCAGTGGCAGTAAAATCCAAAGAACTTAGTGATACCGGGAATAGATCTCTAAATTTTACCCTAGCACTTACATTAAAATTACTATTCAGAATAGCAAGTGTACCGTCACTAAACTGTTCTTTTAGATCTTTTGATCCATCTTTTGCTCTAATTAATTCCTGAAACTCAGATACGCTTTCGGGATAACCCAGACCATAGATCCAGTTGTGAATCTCTAGATAATTTTCTAAGTCCTCATCTACGATAAATTGGAGAGTCAGATCTTCAAACTGAATGTTATCTCCAGGAATATCAATCGCTTTCAAATAATTACCAACTCTGATATTCCCTAATTGGATACCAGGAATCTTTGCACTGTTGGAGAAAAAGTCTACCTTTGGTGTCTTGACAATGTTAAATTTAAATCCTGTGGGAGACAAGTAATTCTTGTTCTCAATTTGTTTTCCTAAAAATGTCATGATTACTTTCCTTGTCTAACATATACTTTTCTCTTACCCCATTGTGTTGGAGTTAGAGATTGATTGCCCGAGACATCTCTAGCAGTTTGTCTCATCAAATCCATATTTGTACTTTTATTTACCTCTCCAGCTGCGCCGAAGTTTCCAGTATCGCTTACTCGTGCATTAGTAACTCTTGTGGTGTCTCCAGTTGGTTTTTGAGTAATCTGCAGATTAGTACCAAACTCAGTAGAGGGTGTTCCTGCCCAAGTTCCTTTTGGAACTTCACCTTTCTTATATTTGTATGGAACTGCTACACCTCGTGTAGAACCAGTGAAAGGAGTTCCATCAGCAGTTCTTTGTACATTATCGCCACCAGTGTTGTAACCCTGAGAGGTAGTATCTCTGGGACCATATGAACTTGCAGTCTTAGGTTTCCAACCATATCTCTCTGCTTCTGCTGGAGTATGATCTCTCTGAGTAAACTCGCCAGTAGACTTATTCAAGGATCCTGACTTATAATTTTTATATGCCAGCACATTAGTATTTACTGGTTTTGGTTTTGTTGGTGGTTTCGCAGAACCTCTACCAGTAACTTTATTGATTTGATTACCGATAAAGGTAAATGGGTTACCTTCCGTTAGAGCTGAGTCTTCTCTGAACTGCTGGAAAGTTTTCATTATACCTATAGTTTATCTATATTTATCATAAAAAAAGAGACCCTTTCGGGTCTCTCACTTCCTTCACACGGAAATTACATTATATCACATAAGGACTTCTTTACAAATTCTTTTGCATTCTGGAGCACTTAGTGAACTGCATTCAATTAGACACTCATAATAATCATTTAATTTTTCTTGTTCCTCTACGGCAAAATCATCAACTGGGGATTCTGTAATCTTCCATTCGTTAAGTTGAGCCATTGATAGTAGATTGTGCATTTAAATCACCTTGATTATTGAATATAATATAGAAATTTCAGATCATGGTAGTAGTTAATTCTGTTACTATTTAGTCAGCGTATGCTAACTTAATGAAGTAAATTAAATCTGCACAAAAAAAGAGACCCTTTCGGGTCTCTGTGTTAAGTATGTGAGATATAAATCACATGAGGTTCTTAACAACAGTACGCTGGTAGTAGCGGTTGCTGTTAGAAGTAATACGACCAAGACCCTGAGCGGTGCCTTCAGCATAAGGATTGGAAACAAGACCATAGCGGGTCTTGAAGCCAATTTTGGGCTGGAAGGTGCCGTCGTTGACGGCGCGTACCATCTGGAGGGGTACATAAGGGCAGTAGAAGAGACCAGCGTCATAAGGGCTAGTACCCTTATATCCGACAACATAGTACTGGTTGGCAGCAGAGTTAGCAGCGAAAGGATCGATGAATACTCTGTACTTACCGTTGATAGTACCAGCGAAGGTATTACCGGTGTCGTCAACCTGAAGGTTGGCGTTAAGAGCAGGGGTGTAATCAAGTACACCAGCCATCGTCAGAGCAGAAGCGACATCAGCACTTGTCATGATGATGTTGCCCTTTCCACGACGAGTCCTTTGGGCGATTCTGTTAGCATCTCTTTCGATGTTAAACAGAAGACCTTTGAACTTCTCAACTGACCAACGACCGTTGGAGTCAACATCGAGATCGAAGAAACCAGCGTTGGCAACATTTGCCTGTGAACCAGCTTCAGCAGTCTTATAGATGGTACGAATAACTTCGCGGTTGATTTCAGCAAGGATTTCGCTAGACAGGATGTTAGCGAGTTCTGCTTCAGCGTTAAGACCGTGGATAGCACGAAGGTCTTGTGCCAATTCCATGCTGTACTCTGCTTTCAGAGCACGGGACTTAGCGGTGACCGTGACTTTCTCGATCGAGAATGCCATCTCGTTGAAGTCGCCATTGCTGCCGTCTCCGAGTGCCTCAGAGTCGCCAGTGGCCATA